AAGGATGGGCGAAAAGTCCAATCGGTGCGGTGATCACGTTCAACGGGCTGACCGGTGATGTGATCCCTGATGGGCTCGACGCGTACGGGAACCCTGTGGGCCGCCCGCATCCTCGCCCATGGTTGCAGGTTGCTGCGAACGCGTTGGATCAGACCGACAACTTGTACAAGCAGTTCCACGACATGCTCGCGAGCTCGGCAGCGATCGACGATTTCCATCTTGATCTTGGGGTGACTCGTACGACGTCGAGGGGTGGCGGTCTGGTTGAGCCGGTCACGTCTGAGGCTGGTACCCGTGAGGGTCAACCGATCTCCGGTGCGGCGCTTGAGGAAACCCATCTGTATCGCCCATCGAATGGTGGGGTCGCGATGGCTGACACGATCGGCCGGAACGCGACGAAGTTCAATGCGCGCACGATCGAGTTGACGAACGCGTATGTTCCGGGCGCCGGGTCTCATGCGCAACGGTCTGAGGAAGCGGTCGCGAAGGGTCGCGGTTCTGGTGTTCTGCTGGTCACCCGTGAAGCGGCAGCCCCGACCGATGATGAGCAGATGCGGGACCCGGTGTGGGTTCATGCGCAGCTCGAGTACGTGTACGGGTCGGCGGCCACCTCCCGGGGCGGCTGGGTTGATTTGGATCGTGTCACCCAGGACATTGTTGAGGCACCTGACGACCGGTTGTCGCAGCAGCGCCGGTTCTTCTTCAATCAGGTTGTTGCACCTGAGGAACATGCGCTCGATCTGGTTCGCTGGGTGCAACTCGCGAACGGTGACGCCCGCCTGGTGCAGGGCGACACGATCGCGATCGGTTTCGATGGTTCCGATTCGTCTGACTCGACAGCGTTGTATGCGTGCCGTTGGCCGGACTGGACAGTGTTCGAGTTGCAGGTGTGGGAACCACCGTTCGATGAGCTCGGCCGCCGCCTGGGTTCATGGCGTGTCCCCCGCCTCGAGGTCCTCGCGAAGATCCGGAACGTCTGTTCCACCTACAGGGTGATTCGCGGGTACGCCGACGATGCCGGCTGGGCGACCGAGATTGACACGTTGAACGGTGAGGTCGGGCAGGCCTTCATGCGGTTCCCGCACCGGCAGGATCAACGTATCGGCCCGGCGTGTGAGCGTTGGCAAACGATGATCGATGAGTCCACGTTGCGTCACGACGGGATGCCCACGTTGGGCCGGCACGCTGCGAACGCCCGCAAGGTTCCGCTCGGCCGTCAGGATCAACCGGAACGTGATGCCCCGAAGTGGTGGCGGCCCGCCCGCCGTGTTGAAGGGCAACCGATCGATGCTCTGTCCGCCGCGATCTCTGCTGTACATGCGCTCGGTGACGCTGTCGCTCATGGTGAGCACGAACCGCCGAAGAAGGCGGACCTGAGGATCTGGTGAGGTACCGATGCGTGAACTGACGTCGATCCTGGTGGGTGTTGCTGGTCTGCTGCTGATCGCTACAGGTCTCGGATGGATGTTCCCCCCGGCGGGTGTGATCGGTTTGGGTGCCGGGTTCGTGATCATTGGTGAAACGATCGGTCGTCCTCCGCGCCGGAAGCGTGATCAGTGAGCCTGTTCACCCGCCGGGCTGCCCCGGGTCCTGAGAAACGGGCGATCTCCGAATCAGATGTTCTGTTCGCGGCCCGCCGCGGGTTCTCTACTGCCGGGCAGACCGTCACCGATGACACCTCGATGAGGTTGATGGCGGTGTGGCGTTGCCGGCATCTCCTCGCTGACATCGTGTCGGGTCTCCCGATCGATGAGTATCAGAAGGTTGGCAAGGCCCGCCGACCGGCTGAGGTGATGTCAGCGTTCGTTGAGAACCCGTCGATGAACGTCGACCCGAACGAGTGGCGGTACCAGATGGTACTGTCCGCCGCGTCATGCGGGAACGGCTACGCGTATGGCACCACTTACGACAATCTCGGCTATGTCACGAAAGCCGAATCGTTGGAACCGAACGATGTTCGGGTGACCCGCAAAGGTGCGTTCGGTGCCGCCGAGTACCGGGTGAACGGCACCCTGGTCGACCCTGACCGCATGTTGCATCTTCGAGCGTTCGGCCCCCGGCCGGGTTCGGTGATGGGGATGAACCCGATCGAGTACGCCCGCACCACGATCGGGTTGGGGCTCGCTGTCCGCGATTTCGGTGCAACCTGGTACGAATCCGGCGGCCACCCCACCAGCCTCCTCACGACCGAGCAGGATGTTGACGACGCCGACGCCCTCGCCGCGAAAGAGAAGTTCCGGCAGGCCACCACCGCCGATCACATCGCGGTGATGGGGAACGGTTGGGATCTGAAATCGGTGCAGGTCGCACCCGATGACGCCCTGTTCCTTGCCGCGTCGAACGCCTCAGGGATCGACATTTGCGGGTATCACGGGATCCCCCCGGAGATGCTCGGCTACGCGACCGCTGGCGGGTCGGTCACCTACGCGAACCGGGAACAACGCGCGATCGATCTGCTCACCTGGACGGTCCAATGGTGGATCGGTCGTATGGAACGGCTGATCACCCGGCAGCTTCCTCCGACCCGGTACGTGAAGATCAGTGTTGATGGTTTGCTTCGTTCCGACGCGTTGACCCGCTGGACCGTCCACGACAAAGCGGTACGCCTTGGTGCCCGCAACGTTGACGAGGTCCGCGCTCTCGAAGATGAGCTCCCGATCCCCGGTGAAGCCGGCCAACCGTACCTGTGGCCCCCCGCCGGCGCGACCCTCCCCCCTGAGGTCGAGGATCCAGCCGAGAAGGCCAAAGAAAACGAGAACCTGACCGGGCCGATGGCCACCGGAGGCACCAATGACTGACAGGAACTATCTGGCCGACACGATCGCCCATGGGCTCGAGGTCCGCTACATCAACCCTCAGGTCGAGATCCGTGAGAACACCACCGACGGCACGATCGAGTTCCGCGGGTACGCGACCGTGTACAACGAATGGTACGACGTCGCCGGCGGCCCCGACCTTGGCGGCTGGCGGGAACAGATCGTCGCCGGATCGGGTGCCCGCACCCTGAACGCCCGCCCCGATGTTCGGCTTCTCATTAACCATGAAGGCCTCGCCCTGGCCCGCACCTCCCGCGGGTCGACCGTTGGCACCCTGAACCTTGCCGAGGACGCACGAGGCCTCCTGTGTTTCGCTCCCGCCCTTGATCTTCGTAACCCGAAGGTGCAAGAGGTTCGCTCGACGATGGAACGCGGTGATGTCGATGCGATGTCGTACGCGTTCCGGGCGACCCGGCAGGAATGGAACGCTGATTACACGGAACGTCGGATCCTCGAATATGCGCTCGATGTCGAGGGTTCGGATGTGTCGATCGTGACGTACCCGGCGAACCGGGCGACGATCGCGACGATCCGTTCCGCCGCGAAGATCGACGAGCTGCGCACCGCGCACCCAACGACAAGTTCTCTGACGCTCGACATGGCGTTCGCCATGCGAGATCAGATCCGCCGCCGCGCCTGACGCGCCCGGCACCACCTGCTCACCACTCCGATCTCGGACACCCCCACCGGCCCCCACCCCTCACGGGTGGTGCGGACACGACCGGGTGCACCACCTCGGCCCCGGAAGCGGACCCCCATATCCCTTTCGTCCCAAGGAGGACACCCGGTGGAACCCACCATTCTTGACACACTCCGCGCGGATCTCCGCGCCCGACTCGATCAGCGTGCAACGCTCGAAACCGCGCTCGATGCCACCCTGGATGCCGTCCAGGCCCGTGGTGGCGTGTTCACCGACGCTGACACCGCCCAGTTCAACGAGCATCGTGACGCGATCGCAGCGATCGACGCGGCCCGCCCCGACCTCGAGGGTCGCATCGCGACGTTCGAAGCCCGGAACGAGGCCCGCGCCGCAGCCGATGCGTTGTCGCGTTCGATCCCGACGAGCACCCAAACCGCTGTTGGTGGTGCTGTGGTCCGCCGTGAGGAGCGCACCTACCGTCCCGATGTGCAGCACGGGTTCTTGTCGGACCTGTACTCGATGACGTTCCGTCACGGCGATTTCCAGGCCGCCGAACAGCGTCAGGTCCGTCACCTCCATGAGGCCACGGTCGAGCGTCGTGACATCGCCGTGTCGGCGTTGGCTGGTGCGATCCCCCCGCAGTACCTGGTCGACCAGTTCGCCCAGGTGGCCCGTGCGGGTCGCCCGTTCCTGAACTCGCTCAACGCGATGCCGCTCCCCCCTGATGGTGTGATCTTCAACATCCCCCGGGGTACGACCGGTTCCGCTGGTGCGATGACCGCAGAAGCTGCCGGGTTCAACGAGCAGGACATGGCCAACACCGATCTGGCGTTGACCGTGAACCTGGTGACCGCACAGCAGGACATCAGTCGAACGATGTTCATGCGTGGCGGTGCGGTCGTCGATCAGATCATCTTCCCTGATCTGATCGCCGGTGCCGAACTGGCGTTGAACACCTCAGCGGTGAACGGTTCCGGTACCGCCCCCCAGCATCGTGGTGTGTTGAACGTGGCCGGCATTTCCGCTGTCGCGTACACCGATGTCACCCCG